TACAACATTATCTGCTTCCATTGCTCTATTGAATGAATATTGTCCTACAACTACCGTATCATTTTGTAAATATCTAATTAAACAAGTTATGGTTTCTACAGGAGGTTGAACATAGTCAGACATTCCGCCGCTAAAATTAACAGTATGTAGCACGGCATGAAAAGGAGTGTATTCTTTAATAATTTCAATAGCTTCCGTTACTCTCAAATTAGATAAATTAGATATTTCTATATCTATGTTAAACATGCTGCTTCGGCAAGCACTGCAATTATCAATAAAATCACGATCTATATGACATGGATTTGTAGATTCTCTGATACTACCATTGTATTCTTCCATATTGTAAATGTTTTCAGAATATGGAAATTCAGTTCTAATTTGTCCAAAAATAAGTAGATCATGAAATGGATGTCTACTTGGAATTATCAAGTTGAAAAGAATATCATCTTGCTCAAGACCTCTAACATTCCAGTTTTTCAATGGATAAACTTGTAATCTTTCATCTCTCTTGTCAATTAATTCAAGTGTTCTTATGTATTCTTCCAAAGATTGCTCAGTTGGATTTGGAACTGATGCAACTTGATAAAGAACTTTTACAATATCTCCTTCTACCAATGTAATTGGATCAACTAATAAGGTATCTCCAATCCAAGTCATAGTTGTGACACCATCAACAGTTGAAAATGTTACATAACTAGATGTAAGATTTGTATAATAATTTGAGTCATATGCTCTTATCGACAATTCAAAATTATTCAAATCCAAAGGTTCAATAATTACATTTTCCAAATTCCAAGATTTTGTTGTGCCATCATAAGTAAAAGCTTCTTGCCAAGTATATTTTGATATAACTTGCCACAGTTGTCTATAGTTCAATAACTTCATTCCTGCAAGAGAAAAAGCTTCTTGCAAAGCAGAAAGTGTTCCTTTTTTCTTAAATTGTGAAACAGCACGAACAATTTGTCCTCTCCACCTAGTCGGATCATTGCTTTTAAGTTTCAAATTAAATGTGTTGGACAAATACGGTATCAAGGCTTCTGCAATAACATTCGGGTCTTGTAGATCAACTAGTTGATTGGCTAAATTTTCAAGAGTCGTGAATCCCAAAGCAATTGATTGATTAAATCTATCAATAACGCTTGGGGTAACATCATCATCTGAAACTGTTGTTTTAAACATTTCAGGTGTGTATTTTTCAAGCAATGTGGTGTATTTGTCAGGATCGGTAAAGTGAGTTGGAATACTTGTTGTGACGCTAGTATTTCCAGAAAGACTGAACTTTATATGAGATGAAAGCGAACTACCACCAGCAAGTGGAGTCCATTTCCAACAGATAAAGTAATCGCCTTCTCTAGCCCCTTGTGGAGTCCAAAGATATTCAAAAAGACCTATGGTGGTTGCGTTTTCTACAACTACTGGCTGTGCAATATTGTTGCTATTTTCAGTTGCTGTAAACCACATCCCACTTGTACCGGCTGTATAGCTAACATCGCTTAAATTAAAAGGAACTGAAAATGTATTGGGTGTAAGATAAGTTACTTTGTACTCGCCATCTATTGGTGGTACTGAATTACTGGCATAAATGTAAATCGTATCGCCTGTATTCAAACCGTGAGAAGCAGATGTTATAACAGTAGGATTTGCCTTGCTGATACCAGTTATATCATGACCTTCTATCCATACTGGATCAGTAGTTGTTCCTATTACAGCAATAGGATTGGCATCATTAAAATAAAAAAGACTAGATGAAACTGTAATGTCTGCTAATGACCTTGCTTTCTTCGCAGCAGCGATATTATCAGATGTTGGACTTGCACAAGCAATCGCCTCTAATTCATTAGCCAAAGCTATTTTGGCGGGGTCATATGTGTTTTCTTCATACTTGCTTAGTTTGGTGCTAGAAAAATCTCTTGCTACAAAATAAATGGTGATATTGTCAAATTTGTATGGCATGTTTGTCAAACAGCCACTCGCATCTGGAGTAAGTAAACGAAACCTGATTGTATCAGTAATCGTTGGATTTTCATTTAGATTAACTATCACCATCGCTCCTTACTCAAATGTAAATCCAACAGTTACAACATCGGGACGGATAATTTCATAAAATTTAGTTGTTACCAAATTTCCGCCATTATTGGGATTATCTGTTGTAAAAGTAATGTCGATATTGGTTATTTCTTTCAAATCTGACAAAACTTTAGTTATATCTATATCTCGCAGATTTTCGCCGTATTCCCAATTGGCTATTGCAAAAAATTGATCCAAACGCCTCTGAATTTTTACCTTGAATTCCTCCTCAAATTTTCTGTAAAGCCTGTCCATCGTAACATCAATTGTAATATCAACACTTATAACAGAACCATTCCTAATACAGATAAAATCTGTTATCATTTTTAGGTTATTTAAATATCTTTCTAGCTCTACTTTTAGTTCATTGCTTGCTTCATTCAATCCATCAAGTCCATTTCTTGCCAAAACATAAATATCAACTATGTTTCCAGCACAACCACTATTTCTCAGAACAACAGTCGATTTTCCTATTTGACCTTGATAAGGAGTGGCAAATTGATCTGTGAGTATTTTATAGTCAAGTCCTGTTACTGCTCTATTCTGAGTTCTTACCCATGCTGGAAGCTTAAGCCTAATGTCTTCAATGGTGTCTCCATCGTAACCATATTCGCCTTTTGTATAGTTGCTCATGATAACAGGAATTCCATAAGGAATACCGGGAACTGAAATCAAAGCCTGTTTCTCAATAGTGCCACTCACTATATTGCCAACAGTTCCTCCACCTTGACGATACAAAACTTCAATTATACTTCCTGTGCTAGGAATTAAACCCGCTCTATTATTACCAAATATAACAAATGCTGTATATGTTGAATCATATTCGACTCTATATTCTCTTCTTGGTTGTGAGTCTGTAAAATAATCAACTTGATCCCATTTGACTCCATCGACATAAACTCTTATGGAGTCAAAAATGACTGGATTTTGACCTAGTGTTACAGTTTGACCAACAGCACCTGATCCTGCCACTCTAATATTTCTAGTTTTACCTTCTAGGCCAACAACGCTTGCATTTACAAGATTTCCCGCTGGAATTACAATATCTTGATCAAGTATTGGATTGTTGTCAGCATCTGCCGGGAATAATTCGACAGTAATAGCAGTACCACCAGCATTAATTCTGACATCGAATGGTGTGGGAATAATAACATCTGATAATACTGTGTTGTTTAGAGTTGCGGTCCACATTGATCTTGCTGCAATAGGAGGCTGAGGATAAAAACCAACTAATTTTGCTAATCTGAATGCATTTTCAACTTCAGTAACTGTGTCAATGAAAATTTCATTTGCAATTTGATCCATTTTGAATGAAAGTGTATCAGCTAAAAATGACCAGTTTTCAATCATCATAACTGCTAATGATGATTCAACGAAATCTGCAAAATCATTACTGAACTTTTGACGCACAAATTCTATCAATCTGGTTTTCATGCTCCAAAAGTCTTGGTTTGTATAATTCAAATTGAATATACTTGGAGTTGTGATTATTTGTGATTGTGTATATGGCGTGATGTCAAAAGGACAGTTGTTGTTTGTCGCCATCTTTTCTCCTTATGCCAATGGTACTTCTAATACTAGTTGTTGAACTTCTTTTATATTCTGAGGGTCAACAAAAATAATTTTTACCATTAAAATATGTTCTTTTTGTGTCTCATCATCATCTGGATTTAATGAAGAACTATCTGGATTAGAACTTACTTCTATGTTCTGAACAACAATTCTGGGCTCCCATCTTTCTATTGACTGTGATATAAGTCTTTTAGCTTCTTGTCTTAAAAATGAGTCATTCTGTTCAAAAAGCAGCTTTTTTAAAGGTGTGCCAAATTCTGGAATCATTACTCTTTCGCCGGGATTGGTAAGCAATAAACATAATAAATCAGATTTAATCTGATTTACACCTTGTTGTGAGTACCAATAACCCCTAGGAGTTTTTCTTGTGGGATAAGGGATTCCACCAAAAATGTTTGCCATAATTATGCCTATTGTTGTTGTGGCGGTTCCTTATAGAATGGTTTTAACTGGAATATACTTAACACAGGAGCGGCAGGACTAGCACTAGCAAAAACACGATCACTAGCAGCAATTCCTCCATTCTTAAGCACCAAAACAGGCATAATACATGGGCCGGGATCACCTCCTTCGGGAGGAGGAGGGCAATCCGTGCCAGCACCCAAAATTATGACACCTTTGGCCAAAAACAGGTGAGAAGTCTCAGTTATATTTATGTATGCTTCTTTTGTGTAAACAAGTTTAGACTTTGTGACATACTCAACCATGCTTCCTTGATAATCATCATTACCAACAATAGTAATGTGGTTAATGTTTGTTGTGCAAATATAGTTGCCAGCTACACGAAGAAAAACTAAGCCCGGTGAATTTGGAGGTGCTTCTTGAAACCTCATAATGTGAGGCCCCTGAGCATTATCTGTCATAGGACTGAAAATTTGTATACTTTGAGATTGTGCCGTTGACTGATTTGAGTCATCATTGAAACTCATCTCAAGACCATATCCGCTTCTAATTTTAACAAAAGCTTTTTTGGCTTTCGCTATTGGCACTCCACCCTCAACACGACAAGGACCGCATTGCTCATTGCCCTCATCACACATTTGTATTGAGTGGTTGCTAGTGCTTCTTAGAAGTATTCCACGCCTTTTCCCAGCAATATTCGGAGGACATTCTTTGCAGTTAGGTTGTGCCTCTGTATGATCATTTAATTCAATACTGTTTCCACTTGCTGACTTTATACGCACAAAATTGTCTTGCCCACGAATTCCACCATTAGTGTCATCTTTTTTTCCCTCAATGTCGCTCATCTCAATGCTATGTCCGGTTGCAGACTTCCAATAAGTTCTTCCAACGAATTTATTGTTGCAACCAAAATCAAACTCACGATCCCACTTTGGATCACCGCTTGGTTCTTCAACGGAATCATCCATTACAAATGTGTGTCCAGATATCGAATGTATCTGTATTCCACTTTGTGGCAAGTCAATTGAATTATTTTGAGGTGTTTGACTGCCACGATAAGGGCGACACTCTTGTCTGTGTTTAAAATAAGGATTCGATCCAATTTGTGATTTATAATATTTTGTTCTAGGACTACTTGTCCTTGGATGTCCTCCTATGATTTTCCTATTGCTTTCTTGACCATCACAAGTGTCTTCTTCAAGTTTTTTTCCAGATTCTGGACTTAAATCAGTAATGTTAGCTGCCGCAAAATCTGCTGCTATGCCTTCAGCACTTTGTTCAGTATACCATTTTGCAAATGTTCCATTTTTTCCTCCAGAAGAATCATAAGGAATTGTAAATGAATCTGGGCCAGTTACAGTTACATTATAATATCCATCAACAGGCGGATTGCTATTCGCATCAACTATGTGTATTAACTGACCATCTACCAATCCATGCTTGGGAGAAATCATGGTTGTAGGATTGCCAGCTATAACAGTATTTGCATTTTTTGTTTGTCCGACATTAGCTGCTTGTTGGCCAAGTCCCAATCGATATTTGTCTATTTGACTTTGATTATATGCATCTTCAACGCAACTGGTTTCGCCTTCTTTAACAACTCCGCCGCAATCTGGATGAGCCCATTGGCCAGCATAGTGGAGATGATCGTCTTTTAACATAATCCAGTTGCCACAACTGGACATGATTTCAAATCTTTTCCACTTCCTATTACATTTAGGGTCGCCATCAACCATTTTGATCATGTGTTTTTCTGGCGTTTTAAAACCATAAATGTTTGGATAAGTAATCAACCTTTGCGCTTCAGGATTCTGACTGAAATCAACACCCGATGTTAGGTCGAAACCATTGTAATTTTCTGTATTCCAAGGTGGTAATACTTGCGATCCATCATCAGGACCAACTAGGTATCCTTTTCTTTGCCCTTCCCAAATTTTATAATATTCAGTTATATTGTAGCCCCAAGTATGTTTTCCATCTGGGCCTCTATTGCGATGCCATGTAGTTCCGACATAATAAGGAGAACTTCTGCTTCCGTTCTCAAAAAGGATGCAAACAGTCGATCCTGCTGGAGGCACCCAAGTCATTCCACAATCATCAAAGCCACCCATATTGCTTATAGCGTGTGCCCATGGTAGTTCTTCAATTTTTAATTTTGGGTTGTGAAAAAGAGGAGAATAAAATCTGATTCTATTTTGTTTCCAAATGTCAATAGTATCAATACACAAAGCTGTGTATAAACCATATTGCATTTGAGATTGATCTGTTACGGTAGCATTTTGTGTTATTTCATTACGAGCCACATCACGCATATCATATTTCATGCCACCCATCTGATTTTCGATGGTTGCCAATCTGTTTTTTAATTCAGTTAAATCTTTTGAAGTTACTAAACCCATAAATCCTCTTATTCTACTGTAGGCGCATCAGCATCCTCAAAGTTGCCATCCAAACTACCACACCCATTTCCTCCAAGGTCAGAAAGATAAGGAATATCGAGGTTTGGCGCAAGAAGTTTCAAACTTAATGTAGTTGTGAATGTTCCATTTGATATGTTGTGAGAAATACCTTGTATAAGATATTTTTTGTTACTCAAAATACTGTTGCAATTTGATGTTTGCAACCATGTAGGACCAGTTCTTTTAACATCTTTACTGTTGCCTATGTAAAAAGGACTTATAAAAACTATAGAAACGAATTTAGCAACAAAGTTAACGCCATTTGTGTAAAACGGGTCTCCTATAATTTTCAATTCCGCTGTCAAACCAGTTCCTGCTCCCACAACGCCGGGACCGCTTGTTTGTTCTGTTTCAATATTTGCTGCTGTTGCTTCATTTGCCTCTTCTGCCTGATCTTCTGGAACTCTATAATTCCAAACATGCTGTTCAATAACAGGACTGGTTTCACTACCTGCATTTTGAATTCTTTTTGTTGGCTCTAGTATTGGCTGTTTGGCACCAGAAGCGCCACCACCAGTACCGCCTCTCCCCGGTATTGTTCCCAATGGCCATTCAAATGATGGGTTAAATTCAATCACAGGAGAACAGCCACCACCATTTACAACATATGTTCCCACACTTGCATTACAACAAGCTTCTGCTCCTTCTTTATCCATAGGGTCTTCTTGTATAACAATCGCATTGTTTGTCATATCATAAACCATCAGTAGGCCTCTGCCATCATCTGATGTTACATTCATCAGCCATTGTCTAACTATTGCCAATGCATTTTGTTGATCCATAGGCCAGACAGATTTTGGACCATCTTTACCACCATCAGAATTTTTGAACTCAAGATCATCAGTTTCGCCTTTATCGTCAACTGAAAATGCGCTTCTAAAATAAACATCACTAAAACCAACATCTTCTCTTGTCAGAAGTTCTCTTATTGCATCTTTAAGACTTACCATTTGATCATTGGAGCCTATACTACCAGTAAGAGCTACATCTTGAACTTCTGGTGGAGTTAATTTCAGTTTTATAGTCACATTTCCATTTGAAAAATTGGTTTCCACTTCCCTGAGCATACCACGAAGTATTTCATTGGCTGCTGTTTTAGCAGTATAAAGTCTTGGTATTCCAGTTCCGCCAACAGATGGCGATTCTGTAATAATCCAACCATAATCTATTTCTACTTGGCTTACTTCTACTTCTCTTGTTTTTATAGACTTATTTAAATTTCTTATTATGTCTCTGTAAAGAGCAGCGCCATTATCAATGATTTCCATTTCAATTCCAGTACCAGTTGACCCTCCCGTCAAACCATAATTGAAAGATTTAATTGCTGCAAGATTGCTACTTGGAGCCGAATTGTTCCCTACTCCTAGGAATATTCTGTTGTTGTTAAATAATGATCCAAAAGCCATCTCAACATAAGGAGAATAAACTATTCCGGGCCTTGGTGTTTCCAAAGTATTACATGCAAAAAACTTCAAACATTCTTGGTCTATATTGCAAGGTGTTGGTAATGGCATATTTATCCTAAAACTGAATCTGGTATTCTAATATTTAATCCTGCTTTGAAATCAAATATGTCTTTTATATTGTTGGCTTCCATTATTTTCCACCAGAAGTCAACAGTTCCATATGCAGCAAGTGACACTAGGTCTGGCCTGTATTCTCTTCCCGGTGTTACAACATAATATTTATCTTTACTGGATTTAGGGATGGCCTTTTTTTTGTATGTTGGAAAGGTTAAAAGTTTATTCTCTGTGTAATAAATTATAGGTGTTTCTGAGTAACGACTTGAAACATTGACGAATCTTTTGGGGCTTATTTTTGTAGTTTCAATATAATTTGCCATGATAAACCTTTAATCTTGAAGTATTTTTGAAGCATTTGGCAAGTATGATTGATCATACACGATATCAAATTGCATATCGATATCAAACTTATAGGGAAGAAATGTTTCTTCATGCCATGGAACACTTGTGTCAAATTTAATTGAGTAACTTTTCATAACAGCATTGAGTGGTCCATTTTTGCTAAGAAGATCGCCACATTGTAATCTGCAAATAGGAGGTGGGGCATAAGGAGAACCATTTAAGCTTCCGTCTCTTCCATCAAAAGGGTATGTCGCTGCTTGTATGGCTCTTATGTAGTTCCACAATGTCGATACATC